ACTGAGCTTGTATGTTTGCTTGCTTTTCTGCTTGTAATCTTTCTTGTCTTTTCTTTTGTCTCAGTTTAAGTAACTGATTTGCTAATTTGATATTTCTAACTTCTCTAATGTCGATAGCATCGGACAAATCAATTAAACCTGCTGACAATGCTACTTGAATGTTATTTTCTAACATTGCTCTTTCCTCATCATCTGGCGTTAATTCCAAATTAATAGCAAAGTCATGTAAGTATAAATCATTAAGCTCCTCTAATGTTCCAACATTAAATCCACCTATTTTTTGTATAAAGGCTTCTTTAGCTGGATGGAATTCTAATATATCAGAAATTCTAAGTGATAAACATTCTGCAGTTTCTCTTGTTAAGAATAAACCTGCATCTAATATGTGTCTTGTAGCTGTATTTGAATTTGCTGCTGCTAATTTTTGAACACCAACTAATGCTCTAGAATCAGGTGTACTACCATCTCTAGCTTCATTAAGACCTGTAACATCTCTTATCATTTGTAGATAATAGTTATAAGTTGTAATTAATGTTTGTAATTTAGCGCCGCCATTACCAGTAGGAACTTCTTGAATAGGCACTTTACCAGGATTCATATCCCCGTCTTGTGTAAATGATCTACCAATTATCGACCCTGTTTGGAAAAACATATTCAATGCTTCCTGTGGATTATAATTTGTACCATTACCCAAATCAACTTCATTAATACCATCAGCATCCAAATAAACCCCGTCAGGGATCATTCTTTGTAACACTTGTTGCATTTTTAAATGGGTAATTTGAATCATATCAGCAAAGCCAGTACATTTACTAACCAACGATTCGATTCTACCTTGATACATTCTAGGAGCTGTGATACTATAGTTCATTTTAACTTTAGATTCATCACTCTTAGGGCGCATCATATTCTTAGCTAATTCCCATTTTAATAATATATCAGTACCTAATACTAATACTCCTTCATATAATACTTCAAGCGATCTTGACATTTTACCAAATTGTGCTTCATAAGCTTCAATTGGCGGATCAAATTGATCATCTCTTAATATAATCTTAGATGCACCTGTTGCAGTTTCTTTAACTTTGTAAACTTCATTCATGTAAGTTTTAAAATTAAAGTACAACACTTGAACAACATTTGAGTCCCTATTATTATTATAGTTACTTACATTATTATCCCATACACCATAGTTTTGAGAGCCTTGTTTTTGGATTTGCTCCATTGTAGCTTGATCTAAATGCGGGAATTGTTTTTTAAGCTCGTTTAAAGGAACGAATTTAACTTCTCCTACATAATATATATCTTGAAAATATGGATCTTCTGTGTAAGAATAAACCATATAAGCAGGATCTACATATTCTACTTTAACACCTTCTGATTCTGTAAAGTTATTTTTAATTGCGCCAATACCTAATGTTGCAATATCGTAATAAGTTCTTCTTTTTGTAAGGTCATATTTGTTACCGTCAAAAATAGTATTAATTGCAATTTCTTCTGCAATTTCAATACCTTGTTTATATGACAGTTGCATGTGCAAATCTAATTCCTCTTGTGAATCAGGTAATCTTTCTGGTGGGTTTTCGAATAAGTTAATACCAAAATTTTCTTTAGCGAAGTTATTTAACTCTGCTGTTTGTAAATCTCTAATAACCGATTCTAAATATTTTGTTCTTTTACTTACTCCATAAGGATCTTGTGAATACGCTTTTAAATCAAAAGCTCTATCAGCAATACCATTAACTACTATATCTATAAATTTAGATAAAATAGGCACAGGTTTCCAGTCTAAGTTTAAGTAAGATAAATCACCGTTTATAGATAACTCATCCTTATATTTTTGTGTTGGCTGTTCGCCACGTGCATATAACCTTAAAGCATGGAATGTGTTTTGGTTACTTCTATATCTAGTAGTTCCTGAATTAGCAGAAAACCACTCATTAGTGATTGCTCTACCAACTTGAAGCCCGTAATCTTGTGACATTTTTTCTTGATCACTTACTACTTGACTCGGGAAAAAACTATTTACTACTCCTTTAGCCATATTATCTTTTTATTATTTCTGATGTTAATCCGCTCTGCGAATATCTTGCAATATTTAAGTTTAGTGGTGCTTTTTGTATTATTGCATTAGGTCTATATAACTCTTTATTACAAGCCATAATAGCTAAGCCAGAACTGATAGCAGCATCATATTTCGTTCTATTGTTTATATCAAATTTTGCCCAGTCGTTTAAAGTGTCTGTAAAATACATTGTTCCGTAATCTCCGTCTTCTTTTAAACCTACGTTTCTATCGATGTACATCTCAATAGCCGCCGCGTGAGCTTGCTTCATATCTTCACTTGAGTTTGGTACTCCTCCGATTTCTTTTTCTGTAACCGAAAGCTTATTCCAAACTTTATCAGGTCTATTCATAGAGTAACCTCTGTAGCCTCTTCTTTTAAAATAATATAAAAGTCTAGGTTTGTTATTCTCTGCTAGTATAGGCATACCATAAAATACGCAAGCCATTAATACATCTTCAAAAAATATCTCTGCTGTTGGAGGTCTAGATACATATTCTAAAAAAAATGTGCTTGGAGGCGCATCATCCATACTAAACTTAGTTAGTCCGTGTAATGCTCCTTTAGATCCTCTATTATCTGTTGTTCCTGAAATGTCATAACTGTCACATCCAAATGCTCCAATGTGCTCATTACCAGGGCTTTTCAATCCATTCTTAACTATTTGCCTATTTTGTAATTGTGCAGGTGGTGTCCAAGTTATTAAAAATCTTCCTTGTGGATTAGGCGAAAATAATACTCTTGTATCTTTTACCCCATTTTCCCATTGGAAACTTCCTCTTGTTATAACTGCGCTATTTCTAAGGTCTTCGTTATAATCTATTTGTTCGTATATTTTTGCTAAATTAAATATACTATTTTGTGCTTCATCTCTAAATGCGTGATCTTCTGTTCTAGGAAATTGTCTAAAGTATTCGTTTAATGCGTCTTGATTTCCTTTTAATCCATCAGCTTCATTATTCCAGTGCTCTATAACGCCTATCT